AGTACGTCATCTCACAATATAAATGTAAGATATACAATAACAAATGGGACTCAGCGAAGACACGAAGATAAATCTATCACCACGAAACTTTATATTCATAGTAGGTCTTGTCGCTACATTTATTAGTATGTACTTCAAGCTTCATGCTGAGGTTGAAGATGCTAAGCTACTTCCCCCAAGAGATATTCAGGTTGATGCCGCAATAATAAAGACCTCAAGCGAGATTGAGTTTATTAAGTCAGAGATAAAACATATTAAGGGACAGCTAAACACAATGGAAGAGCGTCTCTATGAACTTCAAAAATAATTATGATTTGTAAATGCTGTAAACAGCCGCTACCATCTAAGTCAAAGTACCTATGGATTTTTGACAATGGTCACGGTGGAATAATTGACGGTGTATATCAGACACCGGGGAAGCGTAGTCCTATATGGTCAGATGGCTCTCAGCTTTTTGAGGGGGAGTTTAATAGGGCTATTGTAGATAGGCTTGTTGACTACTGTAAGATTAAGAACATTGACTATGTGAATCTTGTAGACACACAGGAGGACGTTCCTTTATCGGAGAGAACAAAGAAAGCCAATGAGATATATCGAGAGTCAGAGAAGCCCTGTATATATGTAAGCGTTCACGCCAATGGATACACAAGCGAGTCAGCAAATGGATGGGAGGTATACACCTCTGAGGGTGAGACCAAGTCTGACGACATTGCTACGGTATTATTCAACGAGGCAGATAGAGAGTTTCCTAACTACACGATGCGTAAGGACACATACTCTGATGGAGACGTTGACAAGGAGGCAAACTTTTATGTACTGATACACACAGCTATGCCTGCGATACTGTCTGAGAACTTCTTTATGACAAACGAGAGGGAATGTAACCTCTTAATGAGTCAGAGCGGTAGAGACAGGATTGCCAAGATACATATTGAAATGATAAATAAAATAGAGAACGAATGAAAGAAATATTATTAAGGTTGTTTGGTAAAGGAACAGACGTAGCCGGAAAGGTTGGTGGACTTGTTGATAGGTTTGTAAGAACAAAAGACGAGAAGGCTCAGTTTGAGAAAGAGATGGCAGAGATTTTTATCAGTGCCGAGGCTGATATGCAGAAGAATGTTACCGAGAGATGGCGTACAGATATGGCTTCAGACTCTTGGCTGTCAAAGAATGTTAGACCAATGGTCCTGATATTTTTAATTGTTAACACCATGCTGTTGATATTTATTGACGCAGGGTTTATAAACTTCAAGGTTGAAGATAATTGGGTGAGCCTGTTAGAGGTATTGCTTCTTACGGTTATCGCTGCATACTTTGGCGGAAGAACGTGGGAGAAAACAAGAAAGAAATAATTCCTATCTTTGTATAAAATATAATACAATGAAATTAAATGAGAACGAGTTAATACTTCTGCAGGGACTGCACGAAGATTTTAACAAAGCCAAGCTGTCCTTAGCTGATGTAGAGCTACAGAAGCATTCAATACTTAAAGGTATTGAGAACCTAAAGGAGCACTTCGCTAAACACGAAAAGGAACTAATAGAAAAATACGGAGCGGATTCTGTAATTAATATTCAGACAGGAGAGGTAACGGAGAAAAAAGAATAAGATGTCAAAGATAAGTACATACAACAATGCAAGCCCGGTAACACTATCGGATAGATTGATAGGAACCTCAGCAGGGGCGACACCCGCTAATGCTACAAAGAACTTCTTAGTTAGTGACCTGTCCGACTTAATTGAAAGCAATGTTACTAAAACATTACAGCAGGTTCTTGATGCGGGTAACACGGCTACAAAGGATGTAACAATAACAGGTATTTTTCGCTCTACAGTATTGAAGGGAGATACCATGCAGTTATTGTTGATTGGAACATTTGCCGATAACGCTGCTGCACTTGCAGGAGGGCTTCTTGTTAATGATGTATATAAGACAGCAACAGGAGAGCTTAGAATCGTAGTGTAATGGACATTAGAAAGATATCTATAGGACCCGACTACAAAGGTAGTGCCATGCATTATATTGTGGGTCAGGAGATATTAGGCTCTAAGTACACGATACATCTAATAAAATTTAATCCTGACAATGAGTCTATTAAGATATGGATTCAGAAGGAGGACGAGGTGATGCTTTGGAAGGAGTTCACCCGAACAATGCCAATTTCAATTGAATACAATATAAATTTTTAAATGCAATCACCGTTTTACTTTATAACAAAATCAAAGAACGGCAAGCGATACAATAACACAAAACAGATAGGAGGGATTGACTTTATTACAAGCACCTCTGAGGAGGACCACAAGTCCTCTAGTCGCTATGCTACAGTCATTGAGACACCAATAGGATATACGGGACCAATCGAGATTGGTGACACGCTGTTGGTACACCACAACGTATTTAAGTTCTATAACGACATGAAGGGAAGGAGGCAGAGTGGAAAGAGCTTCTTTAAGGACGACCTGTTCTTTATAGATGAGGAACAGTTCTTTATGTATAAGCACAATGGTGAGTGGAACTCATACGATAGGTACTGCTTTGTTAAGCCAATCCCTGTAGAGGAGTCATATATGTTTAAGCCGTTCTCTGAAGAGCCATTGATGGGAGAGATGGTGTACCCCAATGAATATCTAAAGTCAAAAGGCATTAAGTCAGGAGACACTATATGCTTTAAGCCTGACAGCGAGTATGAGTTTGATATTGATGGAGAGAAGCTTTATCGTATGTATGACCATCAGATAACAATAAAACTATAATGGAGACAAAGGATATTAAACTCAGAATAATACACGCAGGTATGCAGGCTGTTGAGCAGCTTATAAAGGTTGCTAAGGAGGACATTATAAAGCCTGACCCTGACGATGAGCTAGCGGCAGATAGATTAAAGAATGCTGCTGCTACAAAAAAGTTAGCTATATTTGATGCATTCGAGATACTCTCAAAGATAGAGGGTGAGAAACAGAATATAGATGTCTCAGAACGTGGGGCGACAAAGATAGATACAAAACAAGGATTTGCAGAAAGAAGGTCAAAATAACTTATACAGTGTTCTAAAGGATTATATACCATCAAAGGTGGTAAAGAATAAGAACAGGGTAAAGAGTTGGACCTATGGGTATAATGACAAGTACGATGCTGTAGTAATATCCAAGTCAGGACAGATAGGAGATGTTGTAAGCATCAATGGCTTACGGATAGCGTTACCCATTGCCCCTGATAAAATATCAAAGGGAAAAGATTATTGGGAGCGTGAAGAGATTCCAAAAGAGCTTGACAAGATTCCTTCTATATTCCAATGGAATGATATGCCTTCAGCGTTTAAGAACAGGTGGGTAGACTATATCGAGGGGGAGTTTGATAGAAGAGAGGAGGGCTATTGGTTTATAAATAATGGTACTCAAACATATATAACAGGAGCTCACTATATGTATCTACAGTGGACCAATATTGATGTTGGCTATCCTGACTTTAGGGAGGCGAATAGGATACTATATATATATTGGGAGGCTTGCAAGGCAGACAAGAGATGCTTTGGAATAGACTACCTAAAGATTAGACGTTCAGGATTCTCGTTTATGTCCTCATCGGAGTGTGTAAACACGGGAACGCTTGTAAGAGACTCAAGGGTAGGTATACTATCAAAGACGGGTAGTGATGCTAAGAAGATGTTTACCGACAAGGTTGTACCGATATCTCAGCGTTTACCATTCTTCTTCAAGCCCATACAGGACGGTATGGATAAGCCGAAGACAGAGCTTGCCTTTAGGATTCCGGCATCAAAGATTACAAAAAAGAATATGTCCACCATTGACGACATGGATATGGAGGGGCTTGATACTACAATAGATTGGAAGAATACAGATGATAACAGCTATGATGGTGAGAAGCTATTGCTATTGGTACATGACGAGAGTGGTAAGTGGCTGAAGCCTAATAATATACTAAACAATTGGCGGGTTACAAAGACCTGCCTTAGATTGGGTAGTAAGATTATAGGTAAGTGTATGATGGGCTCAACCTCAAACGCATTGAATAAGGGTGGGGAGGAGTTTAAGAAGTTATACAATGACTCTAATCCGATGAAGAGAAACGCTAACGGTCAGACCAAGAGCGGGTTATATAATTTGTTTATTCCTATGGAGTGGAACATGGAGGGTTTTATTGATAGGTATGGAATGCCTGTATTAAGAAAACCTACTAAGCCGCTACTTGGAGTGGACGGTGAGATGATTGATAACGGGGCTATTGACTATTGGGAGGCTGAGGTTGATTCGTTAAAGAATGACCCTGATGCCTTGAATGAGTTCTATCGTCAGTTCCCACGCACAGAGTCTCATGCCTTCAGGGACGAGAGCAAGCAGTCTCTGTTTAATCTAACAAAGATATATCAGCAGATTGATTATAACGACTCACTAATAAGAGAGCATCACCTAACACGGGGTAGCTTTCATTGGAAGGATGGTATAAAGGACAGTAAGGTGATATGGAGTCCCGACAAGAGGGGGAGGTTCTTGGTTAGTTGGACACCGAACAAGGGGTTACAGAATGCGGTAATAGATAAGCGTGGGATTAAGCATCCCGCCAACGAGCATATCGGAGCCTTTGGCTGTGACTCATATGATATTTCAGGAACAGTAGGAGGGGGTGGTTCTAACGGAGCTTTGCATGGATTGACTAAATTCAACATGGATGAAGCCCCCTCTAATGAATTTTTTTTAGAGTACGTGGCTAGACCGCAGACCGCAGAGATATTCTTTGAGGAGGTGCTGATGGCTTGCGTGTTCTATGGTATGCCAATACTTGTGGAGAACAATAAGCCTAGGCTGTTGTATCACTTTAAGAACAGGGGGTACAGGGGGTTTAGTATCAACAGACCCGACAAGCAGTATAACAAGCTCTCTAAGACAGAGAAGGAGCTAGGGGGTATACCCAACTCAAGTGAGGATGTTAAGCAGTCTCACGCCTCAGCTATTGAGTCGTACATAGAGAAGTATGTGGGACTAGATTTGAGCGGTGCGTATAGGGACATGGATGATATGGGGTCTATGATGTTCACTAGAACGCTTGAGGATTGGGCAAAGTTTGATATAAGCAACAGGACAAAGTATGACGCAACGATAAGCTCAGGGCTAGCGGTAATGGCTACTCAGAAGAATGCTTATCTCCCTGAGAAAAAAGAGTCGAAAATAAGTATTAACTTTGCAAGGTATAGTAATAAAGGAACAATAAGTGAATTAATTAAAAGATGAAAGAGGTAAACGTAAACATTTCATCTGCAGGATTCCCAAGTCAATTTGTATCTGACGCTGAGAAGGCAACGGAAGAATTTGGATTACAGGTAGGTCAAGCTATTCAGTATGAATGGTTTAAACGAGACGGGAGCTCTTGTAGGTATTATAGTCAGATGAGAGATTTTCATAGGCTAAGACTATATGCAAGGGGAGAGCAGTCTATTGCAAAGTACAAAACAGAGCTAGCTGTAGACGGTGACCTGTCGTATCTTAACTTGGATTGGACACCTGTTCCTATACTCCCTAAGTTTGTGGACATCGTTGTTAACGGAATGTCTGACAGGCTGTTTAGGGTAAAGGCATACTCTGAGGACGCACTATCTCAATCAAAGCGTAGCAAGTATCAAGACATTATAGAGGGGCAGATGGCAGCTAAAGATGTCCTGCTAACCATACAGGAGAAGACGGGTGTTGACCCATTCGCAATGAACCCTGCTGAGCTTCCTGAGAGTGATGAGGAGCTAGCGTTGTATATGAATCTAAACTACAAGCCTGCTATAGAGATAGCGGAGGAGGAGGCTATTGATACCATATTCTCAGAGAATCACTATCAGGATATTAGAAAGAGGCTAGACTATGACCTTACAGTATTAGGTGTTAGCGTAGCAAAGAACGAGTTCTTACCGGGCTCAGGCGTGAAGGTGTCATACGTAGACCCTGCAAACGTGGTATATAGCTATACCGAGGACCCACACTTTAAGGACTGCTTCTATTGGGGAGAGATTAAGACGCTTCCGCTTACAGAGTTATTAAAGATAGACCCAAAATTAACTAAAGAAGACCTTGAGAAGATATCTAAATACGGTCAGAGTTGGTACGACTACTATAATGTAGCTCAGTATTATGACAATGACATCTTCTATAGAGACACCTGTACCTTGATGTACTTTAACTACAAGACAACAAAGAAGATTGTATACAAGAAAAAGATTCTTGAGGGAGGAGGAGCAAAGGTTATAGAGAAGGATGACCAATTCAATCCACCACAAGAGATGATGGATGAGGGAAGGTTTGAGAAGATAGAGAAGACCATTGATGTTTGGTACGATGGCGTTATGGTTATGGGAACAAACATTATATTGAAGTGGGAGCTTGCAAGAAATATGGTACGTCCAAAGTCTGCAAGTCAGCACGCCCTACCAAACTATGTTGCAGTAGCACCACGTATGTATAAGGGAAACATTGAGTCATTGGTTAGAAGGATGATTCCTTTTGCTGATTTGATTCAGATGACTCACCTTAAGCTACAGCAGGTAATATCAAGGGTTGTACCTGACGGTGTATATATTGACGCAGATGGACTCAGCGAGGTTGACCTTGGTACGGGAAGTGCATATAACCCTGAGGATGCATTAAGGCTATACTTTCAGACAGGTAGTGTGATAGGTAGAAGCTATACTCAGGAGGGAGACTATAATCAGGGCAAGGTTCCTATCAAGGAGCTTAACTCAAACTCAGGAGCAGGTAAGGCTCAGATGCTGATATACAACTACAACCATTACCTTGATATGATAAGGGCGGTGACAGGATTGAATGAGGCTAGAGACGGCTCGACCCCTGACCCCAACTCTTTGGTTGGTGTTCAGAAGCTTGCAGCATTGAACTCAAACACAGCAACAAGACATATATTAGATGGTAGTCTATATATATATAGAACACTTGCTGAGTCATTGACCTATCGTATTGCAGACATATTAGAGTATGCAGACTTTAAGGAGGAGTTTATAAATCAGATAGGCAAGTATAACGTAAGTATACTTGGAGAGATATCCGATTTATATCTATATGACTTTGGTATATTCATAGAGGTTAGTCCCGATGAGGAGGAGAAGGCTCAGCTTGAGCAGAACATTCAGATGGCACTATCCAAGAACGACATTAATCTTGAGGATGCTATTGACATTCGTGAGATTAGAAATATCAAGATGGCTAATCAGTTCTTGAAGATGAAGCGTAAAGCCCTTCAGCAGAGAGAGCAAGATATGCAGATGCAGCAGCAGGCTATGCAGCAGCAGACGCAGCTACAGTCACAGCAGATGGCAGCAGAGGCGGCTATGCAGAAGATACAGGCAGGGACGCAGTCTAAGAGGCAAAGCAAGCAGGCAGAGGTTGCCTTTGAGATTGAGAAGCTTAAGAACGAGGCAGAGCTTAAACGTCAGCTTATGCAGACGGAGTTTGACTTTAATATGCAGCTACGAGGAATTTCAGAGGACGCATTACAGAGCAGAGAGACTCAGCGAGAGGATGCTAAGTCTGAAAGAATCAGTCAGCAGAACACTCAGCAGTCTAAGCTCATCAATCAAAGAAAGAACAACCTACCTCCAATGACCTTTGAGTCTAACGAGGACAGCTTAGATGGCTTTGATATGGCAGAGTTCGAGCCTAGATAAAATCGTTAAAAAAAATAACTAACTTTGTAAAAATTAAATCAAATGGAAATTAAAGTAAAAGCGGTAGAGTCTCCTGACTCTAAGTCTGTACAAGAAGTAGAGAAGGAATTGCTTGAGAAGCATGAAGAGTCATTAAATGATGAAGCAGGAGAAGCTAACATGGAAGGAGTGGAGCAAAGCACTGAGAGTGCCACCACCACAGAAGAGCAAGAGAGTGTACAGCCGGAAGGCGAAGCACAAACAGAATCCTCAGAGTTAAGTGAGGAAGACGTTCTTTCATATATTGGAAAAAGATATGGCAGAGAGATTAACTCATTCGATGAGTTGGTTTCTGAGCGAGAGTATTCAGAGGAATTACCTGAGGACGTAGCGTCATATCTAAAATACAAACAAGAGACGGGGCGTGGATTTGAAGACTTTGTTAAGTTACAGCAAGACTTCGATGACATGAACCCTGATGATTTGCTAGAGTCTTATTATAAAGCCACAGAGAATGGGTTGGATGATGAGGACATAGATATTATGTTGGATGAGTTTGACTATGACGAGGATGTAGACACCGAGTCGGAAGTCAAAAAAATCAAGCTAGCAAAGAAAAAAGAGATTGCAAAAGCAAAGAGCTACTTCAATGAGATGAAGGAACAATACAAGCAGCCACTTGAGTCAAGGGCTAGCGAGGGTTCACAAGTCGATACTGAAAAGCTTGAGGCTTACGAGCAATATATAAAATCTGCTGACACCCAAAAGGTAGAGGGTGAGCGTAGAAGACAGTGGTTTACTGAAAAGACCGATGAGGTCTTTGGAGGAGAGTTCAAAGGTTTTGAGTTCTCTGTTGACGGTAACGCAGTTCTATATTCACCGCAGTCCTTGGAAGCAATGAAGAAGGAGCAGTCTAATGTAATGAACTTTATAAATAAGTTTATGACTGAGGACGGTTTAATCTCCGATGCCCAAGGATACCATAAGGCGATAGCAGTCGCATCAAACCCTGAGAAGTTTGCTCAGTTCTTTTACGAGCAGGGCAAGGCTTCGGCTACTGAGGATGTTACACGCAAGATGAAAAACATTAATATGTCTGAGCGTACAGCACCTGAGGTAAGTAATAAGGGGGGCGTGCAGATTCGAGCTATAAATCCTGATTCAGGTAAAGGCTTGAAAATTAGAAGTTTAAAGAAAAAATAATTTTAAAAAAAGAAAAAGAAAATGGCAGTAGACGCAACACCGGGATTTGACTTGCAGCCATCTGCAACGCAGATTCCCACAGCAACAAACTACATTACCGACTTCAACTTCTTGAATCAGTATCTTCCTGATACTTACGAGAAAGAATTTGAGCGTTATGGTAATAGAACAATCGCATCCTTCCTACGATTAGTAGGAGCAGAGATGCCTTCTAACTCAGACCTTATCAAATGGGCAGAGCAGGGAAGATTACACACGAAGTACACAAACGTAGGTTTAGCACCATTAGTGGCTGCAGGAAATGCTACGTTCCAAGTGAATGAC